ATACTCAACCATCGGCGTAATCCAGCATCGACAGTTCGGATGTGCCGGCGGTAGCATAATCCCGCCGGGGAATGGCTCGTTGATACCCGCCACCTTTTGATTCAACTTCCTACAAACCGGACACATCAATTCATCATTGCCAGCATTCCACCGTCGCCGTTGGACGCCCGTTTGCTGAAATACCAGTTGATTAGCTTCAGCGTAGGCCCGCGTCACCTCTGTCACAGCGATCTTCTTTGCCCGTTTCTCTCCGAAGAGATAGACCAGCCCCTTGTCACGCGTCAGTGTTGATAGCGGCTCCCCCGACACGATCCAGTCGTTCACCTTCGAGCGCAACACATCCCGCGTCGTTGCCGTGATCCCCTGTATCTCTGCATAGGTGTATTGCTGTGCCCACTTGCTGGCGTCCTCATTGACCAGTTTCCAGTCGAGTCCAATCCCCAAACGCCCAGGCAGTGCATCCCGTCCCTGGCTAACTCCATAGCTGCTGGCCATCGTGATCTCGTTGAGCATCCTATCCCTAAATTCGTCCGAAACGTCTGTCAATTTACTGATTGCTTGTTCGAGTGGCGTGCCTGCCTTCAAATCGGCAACAAAGCTGTTCCATTGCTTTTTCAGCATTTGGCGAAAGTGTGCTGCCAGTTGTTTCTCCAGGTGATACCGCCTGGCCAGCCATTCATCCTCATCTGCCTTGACCTCAATACCACCAAAAGGGCGCGGCGAACGCCGCTCTAACCTCCTCATCTGTCCCGGCCAGCGTCAGCTTGTCCAACACACCTGCCTTCACCACCGCCGGAATGTGCGCACTCTCAAAGTCGTAGGTTGCGCTCTCCCCAGCCTTCCCCCGCCGCCGGGCAATGCTCTCCCAGCGTCTCAGGTCGTCATGCGCCGACTTGGTCATGCCGTCGCCGGTTGGATCATCACTCCCCCAACCTGTGTTGGCCGCCCCCCGCGTCGCCGTCGGTACCAACGTCTCACCGACATCCGAGTCCGGCAACGGTTCCAACCCCAGCTCGTGCCGCGCCTCGTTGACCGTCTGCACTTGCCAGTAAGTCTGGCGTTCCTTGATCAACATCTCGCGGTCCTCACTGCGGATGTCTTCAAAGCGCAACTCGAGCTCGTCCCCAAACTCGGGCCGTACCAGTTGTTGCGTGATCGTCTCCGCCAGCAGCACCAAGAGCGGCCATATTGCCTGCTCCACCATCACCGCCTTGGCCGCGTCGCTGTTGGCCCGCGTCGCCTCCTTGGCCCAGAAGCCGGCCGGGATACCAAACACCCGGTCGATCTCTTCCCGAGTGAAGGTACGTCCCGCCAGAAACTCCATGTCCTTCGGACTGATGCTCAGCGAGTTGACGGTCACATCCCCAGCCCGTGCAATCATATACCGCTTCTGGCGTTCGACGAGCTCAGTCGTTAACTCTGCCTTGGTGCGATTGAAATTTGGCGTGCTCATCTCGGCCGGCACGCTGATCAGCATCCGCAGCGTCACATCGTCCTCGAAAGTCCGCTTATTCCACTGGCTGGCCGCCAGGTCCGTCTCCACCGCCAGCCGATAAGCCGACAACGGCGACAACCCCCGATGGTAGTTGAAGGGATTTGGCAGCCGGAAGAAAACGATTTGCCGCGGCTCGAACAACACCGCCGGCCGTCCGTTGGCTGGAGTGTACTTGTAGCCACGGATGTACTCAGTCGGATCTGATAACGGCTGGATATGGCTGCTGGGAATTGGCCACAACTCGGCTATTGCCCCACTCCGGTCAAACACCTTCAGCCAATATGCCTCTCCGTGCAGCAACAGCCATTGCAGCGTGTACTGCCGCATCCAGGATGCTGCCATGTGCGGGTTTGGCCGTTCCAAGAGCAGTTCGGCTGGGTGATCCTCGATTTCGTCTTGCCCATGCCAGATGTCAACATCAGCCGCGCTGCCTGCGTTGGCAATCGTGCGGATGTCCGAATACACCCAGGCGGATGTGATCGCTGACTGTTCCCGTTGTTCATCCGTGACGTTCGTGCTGCCAAATTCCCCTGCCAGCGACGATTCCCCCGCGAACACCGGCGCCGTTGCCATCTCGCGTGCTTTGATATATCCCAGCCGCCCTATGGCGCCATCCAACCATCGGTCATAGAAGGGCATAGCGCCTCCTTCCCTTGGAGATGATTATGCCACTTCGTAGAAACATACCACGAGGTCATTGGCGCTTGGCTTCGTGGTTGGCGTGATCTTGCTCACTGCCAACCCGCAGCTTGCGTCCACCGTCCCATTTATCCACACGCCGTGAATTTTAGTCGTGGCTGGGGCCTGTCGTGCCGTCGCAAAGAGAAACTCGGTTTCGGTACCGTCCGCTTTCCAGGCCACGATGTACGGCTTGTACTGTGTCACAAAGCGGATCGCCTGCGCCTGCGTTGCCCCCTCGGTTCCGGCCGCCAGCGCCGTCCCCCACAGATGTTTGGTCACCAACTGCGGGATAACACTGAATTGATATTCAGCCGCGCTATCGGTATAACCACTTTGCCGCGAGAAGAGCAGCGCCCTCGGCAGAACAACACTCTCGTACACTCGCGCCCCAGCCTCGGTCAACGCCTGCCGGTACGCCATCACGCCACACTGCGGCTCGTTGCCCGACTCGTCGGTGATCCCCGAAACGACGCCCTTGGCCTCCCCCACGGTGAAGTTGATCACGCTCCGCACCAATGCCTCCAGCGCCATGTTCGACCGCGCAATGCTCAGCGTCCCGTTCATGCCCTCCCCCGCTGGCAGTGCATCCTGCGCATACAACCGATCATCGCCCGAGATGGGAATAATCCGCGGCTCTGGCTCGTTTAGCTCCAGTGTCTTGGCCCCCTCTGCTTGCACGCCTTCATACACGGTCGTGCTGGTGGCCGCTGGAAAGCCACTCCCATCCAACGCATACACGCTGCAATATCGAAATCCACTGCCGCTAACCCTAACTGACGGTGCTGTCATCGCCTTGCTCCTTCTCTGTCGCCTCTGGAATTGCCAACAGTTCGTTGGCAGTTTCGACTCTCACATCAATCACCGGGCCTCTATCCTGGTTACACTCACAATAGCCCACCACTCGCCCCTCTCTCTCGGGATGCGGCTGCAAGTCCAACACACTGCCGCACCGTGGGCACCTGAATCTATTTGCCTTAGTCTGTGTACGTGACATTGAGTACCTCCTTCACCTCAACTGTAAATTCAACGCCCAAATAGACGCCGCCATAGTCTTCAATAGCCACCAGCCCGCTATCACCCACCAGCCGCGCCGTAAATACACTGGCTGTGGACTCAAGCCCCGGCGCTCCCAACATACCCATGCGCACTCCCGCCAACAGTGGTTCGGCGTTCGCCCCCTTGTAGCGCATTTCAGCCGGTGATTGCAGCGGATCAATGTACAGGATGCAACGATAGCGCCGCGTCTCTGTGGCCACCCCCGCCATCGGTTCGTATGTGGCTGGCCCCGGCCAGTTGATGAACGCTGGCAATGCCGATGCGTTCAACCGCTGCGGGATCTCGTTCAGCGAGTATGCTGCCTTGACGCCGGTGATAGTCTTCTCCAGTGTCGCCAACGCGTCTGTGACAGATGAGACACTCACCGCGCATACCTCCGTATCACTCGCTGTACATCCGCCGGCATGCCCTCGGGGATCATGATGATACCCTGTTGCGCCGCCTGGATGCGTTCTGCATACGGCTGATCCTTCTGCCCATACATCCAGGCCGCCAACCGCCGCACGGCATGGACCACATCCACCATGGGGCGATAGACACTGACAGCATCGCCGCTGGCATGCGCCGCGGCGCTAGTCCCATTCACCCCCCGCCTGACGGCCAGTGTGTTGGTCGTCTCTGCTGTTACTCCGGTCACGGCCATGTATTCCGTCCCCACCTGGATCAGTTGTTGCGCCGCAAATCTCGGGGTGCTACCATCCAGGTCAGCGCCGTCTGCATCCACTACCGCCAGGCTGACAACAGCATCGTTTACATCCCCCGCCAACACATCCACCGCGTCCCACGCCTGCGCCCAGTCTTCATGGTAGCCCCAGACACCAGCCACTGTGTTGGCCTGTTGTGGCGTCTCCAAATACTCCAAACTGGTATGGTCACCATCCATGCGCATCACGATCCTGTCATACGGCGTCAGGTTGTATTCCCGCCCGCACATCAAGAAATAGTCAGCCGCCGCCAACGTGACGCCTCCATTACCAGTCGTGAAAGTCTCCACTGTCAGCAAGTCGTCATCTACCACCAGCACGTTGGCATTGATAGGATGGTCATAGCTGCGTGTCTCAATGCGTGGGTAAAAGCGTCGCCGGGTCGCCTGGTC